TACTGTAATCTCCTTTCTAATTCCTTGATACGTTTTTCTTGCTCGTCAACCTTTGCACTAAGTTCCTGTATGGCTTTGATTGCGTATTCAGTCAGAAGTAGTCTGTCAATTTGCTTTGCGTTTATGCTTCCATCTTCGTTATATCCGCCACCAAGTGCAAGCAAGGAGTCTATCTTTTCCAAATCATCCGCAACAAGTCCAAGTGGCTGATGAACGCCGTTTTCCTTCCAATCGAACGAACACACCGGCATTTTGCAAACTGCATCAAGAGCATTCACTTCGCAGTCTTCAAAATTTTTCTTTAGCCTAACATCGGAGGCGGAATCATTATACAACTTTCTCAAACTATAGTTGGTTGACCCCCATTGCGCCGATATAGTTAACGCTGCCTTTCCAGATTCTACCGATGATGACAAGTGCGCTACTCTATTTGTTGCATTAGTTACTGACGCCACGGGTCTTCTTCGTATGTTTTGTCCTGAATCTTCTACGCCATAATCTTTAAATGTAAATTTTCCGGTAACATAAGCGTCTTTTAATGCCGTAGTCCCCTTAACGGTTACATCGCTCATAGCCGTAAGATAGTCGGTATATATCCGAATCGTGTCGTTTTGATATTTCACAACATAACCGTCGCCGGTTCCTTCCTGCCAAAGTCTAATAACACCATCAGACACATCCTGTGCGTATAATCCGTACTTTCCAAGCATCAAAGCCTTGTAGTTCTTTGCGTCTGTATAGCCCGTATACAATCGTAATCCGGCAGTGTTAAGCGAAACCATTGGGTTTCCGGTGTTCTTGTTGTGCACAACATATCCGGTGTACCCTAATCTTGATATCAATGTTCCGTTTTCATCGTAAATTTTCAGCTGACCGTTACCGTTATTTACGCCACCAAGGCTGATAACACCACCTTTCATGGCATTGAAAGATATATACAGTGTCGTGTTTCCACTCTCATCCTTGCCATAATACAGACCCTTGAACTTTCCGCCGTCTGATAGGATATCAACTATCTGTTCCTGTGTCAGTGATGCCACATCAACCGCCACGGAAAACGTCTGATAGTCCGCAAGCTTCGTTTTTGCCTGGTCAAAATACAGCGAAACCTTGAGCATATTGTGAGCCTTGAGCGACAGGTTATTGACATTGATGCTCAACCGGTCAAGTGCCGCAGTCTGTGATACCGTGAGCGATGACCATGTAGCGCCGTTGTCAGTGGATTTTTCAAGTTTCCACCATCCCTTTTGCGACTGTGCAATCTCGCCGTTTCCATCCCTGTAGAAAGAATCCACAATGAGCGGCGCCGGTGTTATCCTCTTATCTGCCCCCATCAGTAACACATCTGCATTACTCTGGAAGAAGTAAGTCCTTCCGGCATTTCCCTGTTCGCCCTTAATCTTTGTCCAACTGTATTTTGTTGGGTCAGTGCTGTCATCCGGTGTGTAATCGGTGTACTGCCCGATATACAGCTTATCAACGCTGTTATCCACGGAGAATCCGGCTTTTCCATCAGCACTGTTGGCATAAGCGATGTGAAAATAAGGCGTCTTTCCGTCCGCTCCTGGTGTTCCTGGAACACCCTGTGCACCATCCGCTCCCTTAATCAGTGACCATGTGTATTTCGCCGGGTCAGTGCTGTCAGCTTCCACGAAATCCACGTACATGCCGATATATTCACGGTTTCCGTCAGATACCGAAAAGTCTTTCGTTCCATCCGCACTGTTGGCATAAGCAAGGTGCGTGTACTGTGTCTTTCCGTCTTTACCGTCTTTTCCCGGGATGCCGTTCGCTCCGTCTTTGCCGGCGTACTGTTTCGCAAGTGAGAACTGTTTCGATACGACAAGGTTATTCAGATATGCGGCTTTGATGTTCACCCATCCGCTGTCTGCGGTCAAGCCGGTGACAGTGTATGTCTTGTTTTCCTTGTCCCAACTTCCCTGTATATTCTGAGATGTCGTGATCGTATACGTACAGTTATCCGTGATATCCTGTGTACCGTACATGACTGTCGCCGTTGTGGTGCACTCTGGGAACTCCGTATAGTTGCCGTCACTATCAACCGGGATTCCCTGATAGTCGTTGTCGAGCTGCATGGTCATGTTTCTAGCCAGAGCTGCCATGTTCTCAACATCTTCAATCTTTTCATCAAGTGGTTTACCGCCGATCGTCACATAACTTCCGTCAAGGGTAACTGATCCGGTATCCATATCCGCTTCAAATATTACATTTTCACTTTTGTCTCTTACAATGAGCGTTCCTGCGTTGATATAGTCGGCGTTGATGCCCTCTGCATAGAGCAGTCTGGTTATTAATTCACCGGTCACTGCAAAGCCGTAAGGATACGTCTTTCCACCGTCAACTGACACTGCAAACGCTTCCGCTGTCAGTTTCCAGATAATATTTGATTCCGCCACAGTTGCTTTGTTGTGCATGTAGTATATGATGCTGCCGTCCTGCTGTGGCTCCTGTGTCATATACAGACCGCTCGAAGAATTAAGTGCTTCAGCCAATCTCTGTATAGCCTTTTCTCTTACAGATGCTTCTTTTTGTACCATCTGGCGTGCCGCAACTATAGCCTTTGTGCTGTTTCCGTAAAAGTCACTGCTGCCCCTGATCGGATCATCGGCCTGTGTCTTAACTGTAGTCAGGCCGCCCACGTTACCTGATACATCTGTCAGAGGAGTAACGTATTTGTTACCCAACCGATCGTAAGTATAAACCATGTCGCCGAATTCTACGGTCGGCTCATATATAAGATCTCCTTCAAGGTTTCGGAATCTTACACCTACAATCTGTTCACCAATGATATTTGCTACTGTCTGAAGCTGGTCGGCATCAATCAGTTCGTTCTCAAGCTCGAGGACGTACCCTTCCTCTCCGTACATGCCGGAATAGTCAGTATCAGTATCGTCGTTTGACTGCCCGTTCGTTACCTTGATTCCAGTTATGACTATATCATCACTGGAAAGCGCAGGTGGGTTCGCATAGGTCATCAATCTCTGAACGTCACTGCCTGGGCCGGATGTGAGAGCCAGGAACCCCTCTGCATTAATAGTCCATCCTGGCAGAGAAGCAAAGCCGTCGGTATCAATAGACGGGCTAGCATCGCCGAAATGGATAAACCCATCTGCGTCCACGGTCGCAGTATTGTCAGATTCCATTTTTTCAAAATCCCATTTCACAAACTGTAGATTCCCGAAATAATCAATTCGGGCGTTCGCAGACTCAACCATAGCCGCATACCCGAACAACTGACGAAACGTCATACTGTCCGGAATACTTCTTATTATAATATCGCCATGGTCCATAGTTAGATTCATACCTATGCCGACAGTCTTGCAAGCATCTCTGACAAGGTTGATGAGCGACTGTGGTAATTTCAATCCGCTGGTATATACCTTATTCGCCTTGTACATATCATCCAGTGCCGTAACATTGATGATATCCGAGTACTGCTCCGGCGTAGTGACTGTATAGACTCCCTTGTCGATAGTTTCAATGATGTCTTTTGTGGCTGCCTGTGTTGCAATGATAGGATCGCCGGTACTGTCCAGAATCGGGTTATAGCTTTCGTCTAGCAGTGCACTTACAGACTCCGGCGCCGCATGTGACGTCTGGAGCTTCAGATAAGCGTGGATCTTAGCTCCATAGAAGTTGTAGTTCTTCCACTGCTCCTGATCATTGTTAATACTCAGCGTCAGTGTTTTACAGATAGTAGCGCCGACCGGAAAACTGCTGCTTTCCGCGCAGTCGGAAAACCCGTTGTCGCCGTTCATGATATCTTTATTGATAGTCTTTTTTGTTCCGTCAGGAAAGGTGATATCCACTACCATTCTGACTGGCTCGCCAGCTTCAAGTTTTTCTCTAAATGCGTTACTTACGTTAATCACAGTGGATTCACCCCCGTCATATTAAATTCTAATGACGATAAAATCTTTCTATCGTCCGACAGTTCCCCGATAGCTATGTTTTGCGTCTGTCCTACGTAGAATGGTGCATCACGCCAAACTCCGTAATACGGCGAAAAATAATGAAGTGTAAATTTATATCCTTTCGCTACCATCTGTAAAATCTTAGTTGCTTCTTCCATTGGGATATCGCTACCCTTGTATGTATATTGTTCCACAGTGAACATCGGCGTAAAGTATCCTACACCATACTGTGTCCTCTGGCTTGATTCTGTATAAGTCGTGGCAAAGGAGAGCGCAAGGTCTTTGTCCGGTTGCCAAATGACTGTTCCGTTGATTTTGTACTTTTCCATAACGCCCTCCTTTCTATGCCATCTCAAACGGGTTTCTACCGCTTGTATCTCGTCTCATCTGTGCTTCTTTCATCATCTCGTCAAACAGCGTCCTGCGATTGATCTGCGCCGTAAATCGGTAACTTCCGCCGCCTGTCTGTCGTCCTGCGGTTTCTTCCCGGACGATCTTTCTGAGTAAAGCTTCCGGCGTCTCGATGTTGTTGCCTTGCTTCTGATCGCCCAGAACTGCAAGGAACTCGCTTCGAGGCGGAATAACCGCACCTTTTGCCAGATATGGAACTGTCGGAACACGTGGAAAAGTAGCTTTAAATCCTATAGTCTTTGAGCCGAATGGAGTCGGTACTTTCCAAGGTCCGAATGAGAACGCCGATTCAACCGCGCTAATAACCCCATTCACTTTACTGATGGCGCCGTTTACAACACTTATGATATTATTTAGAACAGACCTAATGGCATCTCTCATTCCATTAAATACATTGACTACAGTGTTTTTAGCAGATGTGAATTTATCAACAATAGCATTCTTGATTCTTTCAACAAAACCACTAACGGTAGACCATATAGCATTCCATTTCTGATGTGCACTGGCCTTTATGTTTCCCCAGATGGTCGTCATTTTGGTAGCTAGGCCTCTGAGTTTATTTCCAATATCCTCAACAAAACGTCTTGTTTTATTAGAAATCCAATCCCATACCTTTCCAGCCATTTCTTTGATCTTGTCCCAGTTTTTGTACAGCAGCACTCCAATTGCTATAGCTGCGCCGACCGCAAGGACAAAGACCCCACCTGGTCCGATAGCTGTTGCAATAGCTTTGATACCACCCATGATGCCACCCGTACCAGTCATTAGTGCGATAAGCCCCTTTGCGGCCATAGCGATTCCAGACACACTCTTAATAACTCCGATGCCAATCCTGCAATCTTTGCTGCCGCGAACGCCCCAATCAGAGCTGCACCGAATGCTTCCAACGATTGATTGATGATCGGCGAGAAACGTAGCTACTTTTGACACTAAGTTAATTACTGTAGGAAGCCCCACTTCAATAACCCACTTTAGCATCGGGAGAACAATGTTTTTATAGATCCAATCCAGTACATTTCCGATTGCTTCAATGATCGGTGCAAAGGTACTGGTCAGATTACTGATAGATTCCAACAACGGATAGAAGTCCAAGTTTGCCGCCCATGTCGCCGTATCTTCTGCGAATTTTTTCAATAAACTGCATAACTACCACAAGAGCGTCTGCAATGTTCTGCACGATCTGTGTTCCAACATTGTTCTTATTCCAAGCATCTGCGAAACCGGATGCAATGTTACCGATAATTTTAAGAACGTTCTGAGCAATCCTCAGCATGGTTGTAAGCATCGTTGTGCCTGTGCCATTTGTCCAGACCTCTACAAGGCTTTTACCTACACTTTTAGCAAGCTTTGCAATTCCCGACAAAGCAATGGTTGCCGCATTAATGGTGTTTTTACCCTCTTTTTTCCAAGCGTCCTGGAATGGCTTCCAGAGCTTTTTAAGGAGCTTTGCAAGCTTTTCGGCTGATTTGCTCATCTTATCCAGAGCGGTTTCGCCCTCAGCTACCTTTCCGTAATCTACGTTGCTGACTGCGCTCGGAAGAGATGTTCCGCCGCCACTGCCGCTACCGGATGTCGACGGAGTTTTACTTGCTGTTGATGATGTATCCTGTGTAGAATACCGATTAATCTCATCAAGTGGGCTAAGATATCCTTTCGCCGCTTTTGCCGCATCTTTTGTCGCATCGGCTACATCTTCTGTAGAATCCGCAAGTTTGCCGGCATTGTCTGCTGCCTGTCCGTAAGCGTCTGCTGTGTCTGCGATTGCATCTGATCCGCCAAGTCCGGCACCGCTTCCGCTTGTCTGACCGGAGGATTTCTTGCCAGTGATAAGCTCCGTGAAACTCTTGAAAGCATTTGCCAGTGTTGCCAGTTTACCGAGCAGAACATTAATTACTTTCAGAATAGGTGCGAAAATATTAATCAATCCCTGTCCGACTGTTGCCTTGAGAGACTGCAACTGCAACTGCATAACTCGCACTTGGTTCGCCCAACTGTCAGAAGTACGAATAAAATCTCCAGATGCAGCCGAAAGCTGTTTCTGCACAAAAGCCAGTCGTAGAGCTACTTTCTCCTGCTCGGTCATGGCGGATGTTGTTTTACCATATCCGTTCGCTAGTGCGTACTGGTCAAGTGCGCTTTGCGTGAGGACTACGCCCAAATCTTTGAGCGTTTCCGTTTCGCCCGTAAACACTGATTTCAGCTTAATATAGGCCAAGTCCTGGCTGATGTTGTAGAATGATGCTACATCGCCGGTCAGCTGTGTCAGAGCTGTTGACATATCGTAAGCTTGTGCTTCTGAGAATCCGAACGACTTAGACATTGCTCCGAATGTACCAACATACCGCTTTGCCATTGTTTCCGATAGTCCGGCAGAGGTCATAGCGTTCTTTGCGAATTCGTTCACCTTGTCCGACATGGTGGTAAATGTAACATCAACCACGTTCTGAACTTCTGCGAGGTCGGAACCAAGTTCTATAGACTCTTTACCAAACTGAATTAGCTTGCCAACAGCAAATGCAGAACCAACCAAAAAACCAATTCGCTTTACTATCGTTCCTAATCCTTCAAACTGACGGCCTAAAAGATTTACTTTTCTACTTGCACCGGAAATGTCCATTTTATTAAATGAGTTAGAAACCGTGGTGCCCGTTTTTTTTGCCGAATTCCCCATTTTGTCCATAGAGTTTTCGACTTTTTCTGATTTTTGCTGTAAAGATTGAAACGAATCTTCGAGTTTTTCAAATCCATCGTGAAATATGCTATTAATATTTGCATTTATTTCCTTGACCGAGTTTGCTAAATCTTTAAATGCCGCTTGTACTTCTTTGACACCAGACGATATTCCGTCAGTATCTATTCTGGTATCAATGATAATTGAGCCATCAGCAGCCATGTGTCCACCTCCTAACTATTTGAGGTTCAACATCTCATTCAGCTTATTTTTATAAGCTTGCTCCTCGTCGCTGAGACGTGTTTTTATATCAATAATGTTCTTGTTCTCTTGATAGAATTTCTTTTCCCATTTATCGAGCTTTTCGCCCTTTGCCTTTTTAGAGCGGATTCCAACCACTGTATTAAAAAGGCATTCACCAGATTCCATGAAGTACCCGAAGAACGTCCACCAGTGCATATACGGAATGGCTCTGATTTCTTTCCCGGCAACTTTATTTACAGCCGGTACGATCATATCTCCATCCTGCTCCCAGTCCATTAAACGGGGCTTCGGGCGATTCGGATTATCGTCCGACTGTCCACAGTCGATGAATTCTGATGCTTTCTGACAGGCCTCGTCCAAACACTCAGCCGGTATACTTTGCCAGTCCTCAAACAGAATCTGCAACATAACAACTGCTTTCGCCTGCTCGTCCAGTTCCGGGTCGTTCATAGCAATGAGAACGTCGATGATTGCTCGAAAATCCGTTCTAATAGAAAAATCCACCCCACTTATGTTAAGCGAGGTGGGAAGCTCATAGGCGGTCATTTTGTATACTTCTCCGTATACTTATTGACTGCTGCCTGCATTTTCTTTTTTCTCTTTTCGATTTCCGGCGCAATTGCTTCTGCGATCTTATCCAAAACGATATAAGCGAACACCTGACCATTGCCGAATACGGTAGTTGCGGTAATTGGTTCTTTGAACAGGTCTTTTGATTCTTCATATCCGAGCAGATAGTTGATTTTGTCCTCAATCTGTTTATTCAGTTCTGCCATTTCTTTACCGGAAGCGACTTTCTGAATAGAATCTTTGAGCTGCTCAAAGTATTCCGCCAGCTCCTCTGCACGTGCTGCTACATTGATATCGGTCGGGTTCAGTTTGAAAGAAGAAAAAACTTCATCTTCATTATTTGTGAATGTAAAAATGAGAATTCCATCATCAACTTTTGTATTAATTACTTTTGCCATTTGGCACGTCCTCCTTGTATATGTGCTTATTCGCTGTCAGCTGTGAATGTACCGGAGCTGATATCAAATTTTCCTTTTACACGTTCTCCAACATAGTTCACGGTAAATGGAATCTGATAACCGGACGTATCACCGCCGTAGCTTGTTGGAACAACATAGCATTCCTGCTGATACGCTTCATACTTGCCTGCTGTGGCTTCTGTCCAGAGATGAACTTCAACTGCTTTTGTCTTGAGGTTGTCGTCTTTGAGACGTCCATCTACGATCTTCTGCAATGCTGTGAACAGATCGGAAGTAGTGTCTGCATAGAACGGATCAGCGTCAGAAGAAACTTCATAGCCGTTATGCTTAAATGTGGATTCTCCAAGAATGTTTTTAGATGTTTCGGTATCCGGGTTGAGTTCGATGTTGTACTCTTCCAGGTCCTTTCCAAGACGCTCATATTTTGGTGTCAGCCCTCCACAGAGGGAACCTGCATCAATGTAATGAGCCATATATTTACGGTCAATCTTTCCTGTAACTGCCATAGAAATGTCCTTTCTGCCTATAACTTTTAAAAGGCTGTGTAGGTTAGCGACTATCTCCAATTGATAGCCGGTTGTTACTTGTTATATTACTTCATAAGTATTTTCGTAGCGTACTGACAATGGCAATAACCAGTCCTGTACGCCGTTCTCCTGTGGCTCTAAACCATAAGAGTTATCACGGGTGATACGTTTTATCACTCGCCCCTGTGAAAGCTCGGGAAACGCATTTAAGCGTGTCTCAGATCCGTTTATGATAACTGGTTCCCGGCATATCCATTTACCGAGATTGTCCAGAAACTTCTGAACAGATAACTTCTGCCGTTCCTTGTCGGACGCTGTTCGGTATACCACGTAAAATGGATACTGACACACTTGGTGCATTGTTCCGCAAACATCTTCTTTTTCCGAATAAATTAAAGCTCCGTTGTCTGCCGAGAACGCAATTCCCGATTCTTTGCCGAGTTCCTCAAATTTGATTGTTTCATTTTCGTACAGTCCCGGATACTGGTTCAGAAGTGCTTTCATGGCATCTGTCAGAATCTCATATCCGGTTGCATCTTTGCCGATTGGTTTATCTGCCATGTCTTCCACCTCCTGCCTGTGCTTTTACTTTGCGAAGCCATGTAGCTCCGTATTGTCGTTTAGCGGCATCGAACCATTTAGCCTGCGCCTGTGGGTGCGCCTGTCTGGTGTATTCAAGATTTTCCTTTGCGGCTGTCTGACCAGAAAACTGACTAACAAGGACTTTCTTTGCTCCACGTCTTGCGTAGGGACTTCCGGTTGCTTCGTCAACCATTCCTTTTCCCTCATACAGAAAACGTCCATAAGGAGCAGCCGCAGCACACACAAATCCAGTTCCTTGCAATGATGTGCTTTCAATTCTTGTCCGGTTGATGAAGTCCCCTGTAATCATCGGCATAAACGGAACCATACTGTCCATGACCATTCCATCAAGGAGATACTGAGCTTCTTGATACTGTCTGGAGAACCTGTCCATATTTAGCTTTATTTTCATATCTCCATCGACTACGGAGAACCCTTTAAAATGATGAATTTTGCTCATATTACTTACCCAAAATTTCAAAATGCGGAATCAGTGTATACGGACCACCAACACTGGTAATCTTGAACACGTTATCCTTGTTCTCATTCATGTATTGATAGAATCCGTTCCGATAATCACCATCAGATACCGTTCCACCATTCCACTCACCCTCCCAGAAGAACGATTCATCTGAGAATGTGATAGTGTCTTCCAGAGCATTGTTAATCTGTCTTTTCCACTCCTTAGGTGGCACCCATGGGAGAATCTTGCCATCCTTGTCAATAATGGTTATATCGCCATTCTGGGCGGTATAGCGTACGTGTAACTGTGCGTTGTCTGTTGCGTCTGGCCCGTACTTCTTAAGGATTGCTCCTTTATCGGTAACGAGGTCAACGCCGGATAAAACATGAGGATACCAGTACGCATCTCCTGTCGTGGCTGATTCGTAATAGTCAAAAATCGTCACTGTTTTTTCGTACATGATACCCTCCTATCCTTCACATATTGCTTTTGAAAATCTATCAGAGAATGATTTTATTCGGATAATATTGCCTTTACACTCTTCCGGCATTTTCCCGTAAAGATAATGCTTTCTGGGTGTAATTTCTCAATCATGGCATTGTAACCAGAAAGAAACAGTTCTTTCGTTTTTCTTTCCATTCATGCAACCAACAGAAGATACTGCCACCGTTCCGCCCTCTGGTTCTCCATCGAAACACCAATCGTAAGAATCCGGTGTACTCCATGAGATTGTCGGAATCACACGGCAACCGTACTCTTGGAGATATGCACCTATCCAGTGCTTGCGATAATGATTATAAATCTGGATAACTTTCGGGGAAATCGGTGTAGGTGCTGAAATCCGGTGTCAGAATGTACCGAAATCTGCTCAGCTTATCAACATATCTGTCTGGATTCCTCCATAATGCGTCAAACTGGTAATCATCCAGGAAGAAATGAACCGCTTTTTCTTCTGGATTCGTGCATTTTCCTCTGGCATAATTGAATCCGATAAACTCGCAGTTACCCTCGAATAATTCCGGTTCTAACTGCGGTATGCCGTATTCGCCAACGCCGGGAAAGATACGGCGGTTTAGATTTTCGTAAGCTATACTCGTCTCTCGGTTTGCCATAGATTACTTCTTTCCACTTCCAAAGAACCACGAATCAAAGTTTTTCATTCTGCGCTTTCTGGCTCTGTCATAAGTGGTGGTAATACGGCTTGTATCGTGCAAAGCACTTGTATCGCCTTTTTCAGAAGTCTTTGAAAATTTGTGCATTTCATCTCTCATGGCTACGCTGGCATTGACTAATTTTCGATGTTCTATAGCAAGCCTTTGATTTTTAAATAACGCTTCTGCGCTTCCAAGTTTTGCGATTTTCCTTTTGCTCTCACTTAATCTGTCATTTATATAATTCATTGTCTTTACCGCTTCACTCTTTGTCTTGATTGACTTAAAGTAGCTAGTGTTTTCTGAATTAATGACCTTCTCGAGTTTACTGTCTTTTTTGACAGTTCCACTCCCTCTTAAAGCGTCACTTTTCTTTGAAGAATTAAAGTACATCTTCGCAATAAGCTTAGAAACTGGTTTCTCGTTACTTAACCCGCTATTTCCGCCACGTCCACCCATAAAATCACTCTTTCTTATTCAGCTTATCCACGTCAACCTTGGACGTTCGTTTCCATAATTCCGTAATCTTTTCCCACCCGAACATGGAAATAAACGCCACAATAAATCCGGCCATGATAGCTGCTAAAATCATGTACCACAATATTGTCACGTGGATATACTGCATATACGCCACAAAAGCGGCTACAGTAATTCCGATAGACAGTACAAGCACCAAGGCATCTGTCGGAATTTTCGACAGGAACCCAACATTTTTAATTACCTGTGTAATCACAGACACGCAAAACGCCAGAACACTGATTACTGCTAGAATTAGAGTTACATTTGTAAATAATGCTTCCATCTTTGCCTCCTTTTATAATCCCGCATACAATATCGGTATGCCATCATCCGTCCTTACTCCCATCAGAAGCGGTAAAGCTGTCTTAAGAAGTAAGTCGTTCGTTTTCTGTACGTCCCCGGCAGCGGCATACACTGCACTCCATTCCTTTGCACTTGCTCCAATCTGCTGAGGTGTTGCATAAGAGATGGATTCACTACCAGAAGATACAGATGTTACAATGCCTGTCGTGCTACCACCGGACCCGATTGTGGTTGACGTACCACTCACAGCGGCATTGGTAGCATTCTTTTCAGCAAGCTCAATCTGATACATTAATTCAGCCAATGAACAGACTGCCTTTTTGATACGCTTCTGTGAGCGTTCGTTTGTTGGTAGTCCGTCCACCAGTCTGTCAAACGTCATTGTGTCCACAAAATCACTGGCTCTTTCTGCCAGTCGTGGGAAGTCGGCTTCTGGCACGACATTGCCGAATGATTCTGTATAGAATTTATAATCTGCATAAGCCATGCCAGTTACCTCCTGCGATCATCATTTTGCTGTCACGCTTGCACTTCCGGCATTCAGTGCTTTGTATGTTCCATCACACTCAACCACTGTGATCTTCTGTCCGGTTGCTGCTGTGATATCGGCTTTTCCATCCCAAGTACTCCAGTTTCTGAGATTCTGTCCATATCCGACAGTTACTGCTTCTGCTGCAACTTTGTATTTATATACGTTGTTGGCATTTTCCTTAGCCGGATTTACAGTGATTTTCGTATCACCAGTTGCTGTTCCAGCTGCAGATGTTACTGTCAAGGTACCAAGTGTTGGCGTTTCATCAATGGTGATTACTGCGATTGCATCAATGTACTCCGCAAAAAGAGTAAGTCCCATAACTGCGAACGCTTCGGACACCGCTGTGTGGTAGTTGCCCTGAGTGTGGAATCCGATCAGGTTTGTTTCGCCGGAAACGGTGTATACAAGTCCTGCTCTTGCGAAGTCAGATTCGTTCGGGTCTACATAATACAGAACAATGTTCTCAACAGGAGTTGCAATAACCTGCCCTCTTGGAATCTCACTGTCAGATAACAGGAAGATTGTGTTGAATCCCATGAAATCTTTCATGTACTGGAATCCGAACTGGTTCTGAATAGTGATCTCAGCTGCTCCAAGGTATTCATATACGTCCAGAATGTTTACAAATCCAACAACGCCAGTCACATTTCTGTGCATCTGCTTGAATTTATTCTCAACACGACCTTTAGCCATTGCCAGGGCCATCTGGAATGTGGTTTCTGTGGAAGTAAGTGTACCGGTTTTTAGATAATCATAGAATCTGCCGGTAACATCAGTCTGAAGCTGGAAAAGGAACTCATCGTCAGTCATCTGAACAGCGTTCTCATAACCGTGATCCTTGATTGCTTCGATAGATACAGCCTTTGCGTACTTTTCGATAGTCATTTCCGCATAGGTCTTTTCTTTTACAGTAAACTTGCTGTAAGGGATTTCCTCACCCTCACCGACAAGTCCGCTCTGTAAAGTACCCTCTGCGTACTTGGACTTGAGTACAGCACCCGGCTGCTTTTTGATAGGTCTCATGATACCCAGAATGTCACGTAAGTGCTGCCAGTTTCTTTCGAACCTGGTTACAAAGTCAATCTCACGTGCTGTGACCTGAATATCATTACTCATAATAAGATTAGCTTTTGCTGCCATATAAAAATCCTTTCTACCCATAATTGTTAAGGCATTGGGTTAGCGGCTATACTCTGGCGTATAGTCGGTGTAAAAAAAAAATCACTGGAATAACTGGATATTCTGAGCAATTGCAGCCTGTCTCTCGGACGGGTCTTTGATTGCTTCGATATCTTTCTTTGTCATGCTTCCCGGTGTCTGCTGCTGTCTAACATGAGTAGTAAACCTTGCCTGATTCTGCTGAGCCTGTTGCTGAGATTCATCCACAAAAGCGGATGCATCAGACTGTTTCATCTGATCGATTAGGTCATTCAGCCCAAGTATCTTACCATCTTTCAGCTTTAATCCAGCTTCTTTGATGTCTGCCATGACTGACCTTTTTGCAGCCTCACTGGAAAATTTAACATCATCAAGCGCTGTTTTAAGTGCGTCTGAAAAATCGCGGTCATAGATCTTCGCATTGAATTCCTTCTCTGCGTCCTCAGCCTTCTTCTTCCATCCAGCAAGCTCTGTCTGAATGTTCGCCGGGTCAATACCGTCAAACCCTTTTAAGGTTTCTTCTGCTGTCTCAGCACGTTCTTTCCAGCCATCGCGTTCGCCCTCGACTTTTGACAGAGTTTTCGCTACTTCTTTTGCATTCTTATAATGCTCAGAGAGTGCCTTTTTAACATCTGCCTGCTTATCCTCCGGGATCTCAATTCCATACGATTTTAATGTGTCAATAAGTTTCTGCATATACATCCTCCTGGTCGTGTTTATTGACCTGCCGCCGCAGGTAAGTGGATTAAGCCAGTTAGACCACTGGCAAGGTAATGGGAAAGATAGGAATTGAACCTATAATGTTTACCACAAGGGAACGGTTTTACAGACCGCCGCAACACCGCCAATCGTTGCCGCTTTCCCACAACCCGGATTCCCGGGTTAGCAAGGTGTTTAACGTGTCATGCCTGCCACGAGTTGTTTCGGGCATCCGTCTGCCCATTTACCTTTTACAAGGAGGTGCGTACTGTCTACATGATCGCATAGACAGCGATGGTACGCGTCGGAAATTGCATCCGCTTTTCAACCTCATGCTTCTTATGTGACAATCCGGTCACTGCATTTTCTATTAAGGACACGCACCCGTGAAAGGAGGAATCAATGAAAAAAAATGTCTATGTCAAGTGGCGGCAACCACTTACGAATCTTCCCTATGAATATATTTTACCACAAAGTATCCCAAAAGTTGTGGTACATGTTTTAACTAATTAGAGCATATCCCGAAGTTTTTCCACGTATCTCTTGACAAGATCACGTTCCTCCCGGCACTCTGCATCCTTGGACATATCGCTCATTTCTGTTGTAAGTTCGTCCAGATGTTCTTCCAGAGCGGCAAGCATCTTCCTTTTGCAGTCTTCAGACTTGCCGGAACGATAGCTTTGTTTCTGCGCCATATAATCATCGTAAGCATCTCGTCCATCAGAACGGCTGTAATGCCCTCTGACGTAATGCTCACCACGTCTGGCATAAGAATTGCCCCGGTCGTAATCCGGCATCATTCTGCCATCATTTGCGCTGTATCTCCCCATGCTATCGCGCTTTCTTCCACGTTCGCTGTAATCGTCATTGTATCCGCTACGCATCTCATCAAGAACAGTGTTGTAATATTCCACTTTTTTGTCCCAATAATACGTATTCTTGATATCCTTGTACATATCAATCAGCTTATATGTCATTTCCAGATTCCCGGTAGTCAGTCCACTGTCAGCAATTTTGGACAGCTCGTCTTCGATTCTTGCACATAAGTCTTTAATGTCTCTCATAATCACACCTCCTACGCTTCTCTAGTCACGACAATATTTGCGTTCGCAACAGAAATAGCCTGATCACTGGTATTCTCTACTGCAATATTAACGCAACATCCGCGTGGTACATCCACGTAAATTCCGGAAGACACATTATTATACTGGTCTACTGCTGCCGGTGTGGAAATCATCTGTGAAGATAATACAGGCTCACCAGATATTGCAATAGCCAGAGAGATAGCTTCAACTGTACCGCCTGTTGAAATTGCAATATTACCAGAGAAGTCCACGAAAAATCTAGCCTTGCACTGGTTAGTCAGTCCTCTCAGCGTAATAATTCCGCTTCCCTCTCTGTGCTGAATACAGTTAGAACCTTTAACTGCTGTATTTGAAAATACTACGTTTCCATTTGCTGCTACAGTCTGAGCAGCTACATTTGTAAATTCTGCCATAAAAATACTCCTTTCATATCACAAAAGGACAGGTTTCAGCCTGCCCCTCTGTGTAATACGGCATAAGCCGACATTCGAATCAATCGAAAGATACTCTCGATATGAAGTTGTTAACAATTACATCCGGTGTTGCATCCGCATCCGTAATATGTGTTCGGGTTAGGAACCTGATATGCCGGAATCGGTGCTGGATTGATTGCGTTAATGAGCTGCTGTGTCTGAGAAGCCATTGCGGTTGTGAGAAGTGCAGACTGGCGATCCTGAGAAGCGGCACGTCTGAGGTCATTATTTTCAGCCTGTAAGTTGGAAATCTTTTCATTGCAGAGATAGTCAAGAATCGCTCTTGTCCCTGCATTCTGGCTGTCGATAATGTCTCTTGTGTTGCTGTTCATGGTGTTCTGCAATGCACAGGTATTCTGTGCCATGTTGTAGTTTATGCCCTGGATTGCTTCTCTGGTTTCACAGCAGCAGTTTGCAAGCTGTGCCTGGAGTGCATTGGTATTCTGCATATTTGCTACAGTGTCAGCGTTAATAGCCTGCTGGATGCCGAAGCCGGTCTGCATGATGTTTGTGTTGATTCCGTTAAATCCGGTAAGCATACCATTATTCATGGCATAGAAGCCATCACAGAGACCATTGTTGATTCCGTCAAGTTTGCTAATCACAGCAGAGTTGTCGAATCCTCTCTGTATATCCGCCTGAGTAGCTGCTGTGGCTGCATATCCGCCGCCGTTTCCATTATTGCCCCAGCCGTTGTTTCCCCATCCGAAGAAAGCAAAAATGAATAAAACAATAATCCACCAGCTACCATCTCCACCAAACATGCCGTCATTATTTCTACCGTTTCCAGTAGCAGCGGCAATATCTGCTAAACTATAATTTCCATCCATAATATAATCTCCTTTATTGTATTTACATCAATCTGGCCAGATTGTAATGTACTATTTCATGTTCTTCAGCAGATTCTGAAACTGCCCTGCCATCTGCTGAACCTGGTTAAGCTGCTGTTGGGAAATCTGTCCAGACTGTAACATTTTCTGGACTTCTTCCTTCGGGTCTCCCTTGAAATTCTGCTTAAACTGCATAAATTGCTGTATCATCTGCATTGGCCCGTTTCCCTGTGGCATCCCACCGCCAAGTGCGTTAAATAATGGATTACTCATCTGCATTTCCTCCCTTGATTGCTGATTCCTGTACGGTATTAGCCCTAACAGGTTCAGGAAATGAATTTAATCGGTTTATAATAGCTTCGTATTTTCCCTTTAAATCGTCATATTCCTGTCTGGTGACATATTTACTGTCCATGTTCTGAACAGGCTGTTTAGGCGGCATCTGAGAGCCTATCTCGTGGTATTCAAATGTCCGCAGTGGCTGTGGCATACCGGATACATCTGTGGATTTTATGTAGAACTTTTCACTTTCGCTGTCCATCAGTAAAACACTTGTCCCGGGTGCTACCAGATAGGATTTTGCACCGACTTCACCAGATACCCACAGGATACCGCTATTATTCTGCTGTGGTTGCTGTACTGTTTGAGTTGGCATCTGGACAGGTTGTTGTTGAAATTGGTTCATTTGCCCCGGAACGCCAAAACTATATTGATAAGGATTGTTATATAATGCCATCTTATGCACCGCCTTTCTGATTATATTTTTACATAAAAAAAGAACCGGAAACAGGTCGTTTCTGGCTCTAATTAGTGTCTAAAAAGTATCAACATACTTTAATTATTTTATTGTTCACCCTCCGGCTTAACCGCTTTGCCGTTGATATGCTCACGTTCATCTGCTCAGCGCAGTATTCGAGCGTATATTCCTTACATCTCAGTCGAAACAGTCTTTCTTCGTCCGGTGTAAAATTACACTCTATCAAAAACCTGTCTATATCTTTTTTCGTGAACACATATAATTTCATGAGCATACCCCTTACTAATGCTAACGTTGATTCTGCGCAAGATAATTTGTAAGCTTCTGTTTTGTTTTTTTTAATTCTTCTACATTATTCCCACTAATCTGACTGTCCAACATAGTTGATAACACTTCCAGAATCAATGAATCACGTTCTGCAATCCTCCGAAGACTTTCATAATCTCGCCTGTCGTGTTCTTCCAGTGTCTCAACTCGTTTGTTAAGCCGGAATACAGGAGTGATCCACTTAAAAAATTACGGCTGCCGCCCCTCCGACAATGGTCACCCCTCCACAGATAGAGAGGAAAATCTGTACAAATTCTGATATGCTCATTTATTCTCCTTTTCCCAATAATATACCGGGATCTCATTACCACTATCCCATGTATCGAAATATTTGCCATTCTGTACCGTCACCACATGACCATCTATGCAGAGAATGTACGTACCTGTCAGATGGTCTGTGCAAAAATCATTGACTGTATAGATATACCGTTCTGATTGCTCAATCAGTTTGCGTCTGTACCCATGCTTGTAGAGGTACGCTCCCCAAACGTAATTAGCTGATGGCATATCTGACAGAGTGCATGCCTGTATCATTAATTCGACGAATACCGTTTCCCAGTCGAAGCCAGTTGCTTTGCATATTGCTCGGACAACACAATCTCCTGTTCTCTTATCCTTAACAGGATTCGGATTGTAATATTCCCATCTATCCATCAGTCAATCCCCTTTGCTGTTTTGTATCTCTTTGCCGCTCCTCTGGCTTTTGCAGCGTTCTGGCGATTCCATTTGGCTATCATAAGTCGGTCTTGCAGCTCTCTTAGGCCATTCTGCTTGCAGTAGTCCTTGTATGCAGCATTTTGTTTCTGTAAAAGATAAGACTTCCGGTCAAGGTCTTGCTGCAATGCGAATTTTGCCTGTTCGTCCTTGCAGTTGTCAACCGCTGCTTGCATTCCAAGGACTTCACGCTTTGTTTTGCGGATTCTTCGCTCATAAGCACGTTGCCGCTGTTCCTTTTCGTGCTGTTTACCTTTGTCGGCTTTATCCTGTGTCGATAGTTCTGCATAGGGATTAAATTCCCCGTCACTTGCTCCAAAGCTATGCCGACAGTTAACTCCTGACAATCCACTTGCCGTTCCATATCCGGTCAATGAGAACGGCGGAAATTTCTTGCTCTTGCCAGAACGAGAGTATATCTTTCCTTGCCACCATGCGTGATTTCCCGGATTCTCACCGCCGTCACCTGTTCTGGCTCCCATGTGGGCACTGACCAAAACTAAATCCCAGTTCATTTCTTCCATGCGCTTTAGGGATATATTTCCCGTAGCCTGAGCCACACCAGTTCTAACAGAACGTGCAACCGCCGTTTCAATTGTATCTTTTCTGCCGGATGGATATGTTACTGTAACGCCATTGCTTACAACATTGTTAACTGCTTCTCTAATCGCTTGCGTATATCCAACTGCCCCAGTCATCACATGATTATATGCAAGGTCACATTGCTCGATATAGAGCCTTTGAGCGGCACTTGCAGTCGTTCTTGTGAAGTTCTTCCACTCGCCCATAGTCGCAAGCATATTTCGCTCCATGAGTCTTATCATAGCCGGTGATTGTTCGAGTGGTACAGGGCTTAATCCTGCCGCCTTGTATATCTTATCATCATAATCGAGGGCAGTGATTCCGGCATCTTCAAACGCTTCAAGAAGCTCCTGCTGTTCGCGTTTGGTGTATTTGGATAATTCTGCCAGAATGTCCTCTAACAGTTCACCAGATTCCTGTAGTGTTCTGATTCTCCATGCATCAGCATTGGTCAGAATATAGTCCTCACCTCTGCCAATTCTTGCCATCATTCTCGACACAATCTCAGAGATGATATACTGATGCAATTCTTCCGCAATCTGTTCACTGCCCTCTGTTATCCGGCGTAAATATTCTGGACTAAGTATAGCATATCACCTCTTTCGATAAAAGTCGTGGTACATGTTTTGGCTTTTTTGATGGTTAATTAAAGCTATGACTAAATATCAGATAAAATTAGTCATAGAAAGTTATAGATTAGTCATAGAATTTAGTCATAAAGCCCTCTTTAGTTAATTAGGCATTTTGGTTGTATTTTCTGCCAAGCAAATATCACTAAATCTTTTGAGAATATATGGTCTTAATTTGTTCACACCATTTTGATTAGGGTGAACACCATCACGTAAATAATAAGGTTTTGTGTATACGTTAATACCAGAATTTGCGTATAAATCTATAACTGGCAAACCATAATATTCCCCTAAAGCTAACACAGCATCTCTGTAAGGTTTTGTGTTGTGCTTTGATTGATAAGGAGCAATTAACACAACTGTTGGGCGATTAGTGCGTTGTAATAAATTCGCAATTATTAAATTATAAGCTCCATAAAACGTTGTTTTATCTGTGTCTGATATTAAACCTATAGGTGTATTATTAGCTGAGTCATTTTCACCGCCAAAAATAGACCAGATATCATAATAACCAGTATATGTTGGTATTCTATCAACGAAAGGTTGATTAACAGTTGCATTTTCATTTCGTGCAACACAAGTACCACCAACACCTTTATTGTCTAAAATCATGCCTAAGTTATCAGCTACGTATGTAGCGTATACGTCATAATATGGGTCGGTTAGGCTGTCACCAACGGCGCACCATTTTTTTGGAAATTTTCTTATTAACTGGTTCAATAATATATTGATATGGAACATAATCTAATCTTGTATTATAACTTACTTGTACTACTTTTTCGTCATTTTGTTTAAATACAACGCGTATAAAATAAGCGCTCTCTTCGAGTGCCACCTCATCAACATCTTTCAGCTTTTTAATAAATTTCTTGCTTAAGTTATATAAACCTACTTGTACCATTGTATATACTTGAGAATTAGAATGTGAAAAAACAACTTTTTTATCATAACCAACTGGAATATAATCACTTACACAGTAGCCTTGTGTGTTTGTAATAACTGAGCCATTAGATGTTGAAATTTCTGAGTCATGTATATTAGTTACATAATTTAATAAGTTTTCACTTCTTGAAATTCTAACAAAATTATTAATAAAATATTGATTTGTCTTCTCCTTTAAATCTTCCTTTAGTGACTTAACTACGTCACCAGTTGCTTTCGCATCAGCAAAGCCACCGTCTATGGATAGGGTTTTGTCTGATACGTATTCCGGCGTAATTCCTTCTCTTGCAAACGTTCTTTTTTTTCCATCTGCTGTGATTATTCCTTTAAATGTATCAGCCATCTTTTTACTCCTCTCCGAATAATGTCGGTTCTTTTGGCTGTGCTTCTTCAACCATTGCTTTAGCTTCTTCCTCTGTCATTCCTTCAAATTTCACGAAATACAACCATGCCGGAACTTTGCCAGTGGTCACATACTGCCACCATCTTGCGCGGTCGTTTTCTCTGACATAGAGGATGTCTCCAAAATCATAATTGATTTCATAAGCTCCGACAGGTGCAAGTCCGTACAGGTCAGCGTAGACATTCAATGCGTAAATAACTTCATCTAGGCAAGACTCCAACTTATCCCTCACGTCTTTGACGAATTGGACTGTCCTCTGCTGTTCCGCTTCTACTCCTGTGGCTGTCTGAATGCCGCTAGATTCATTAAAAACGAAGTACCCGTTAGAGAATCCAATCTTATATCCTAACTGGCTTAAAATGGCGTTTATGCCGCTTATACGAGTATCTGTGTTGAGAATCGGATTGATTTCCTGGTAAAACTCTTTTTCGTCCTGCCCGAATACATTTTTCACATAATCCGGCAAGCTCATTTCTGAGCATCTGTGTTCCATGGCCTGCGGTGTCATAGCGGAGACAGGTGAGCCGCTTGGCATCAGCAATCTGTCATCTACTAGAGCGATCCGCTTAGAATCAAGGATTTCTTTTGCGTTTCTGCTGTATGCAATGTCCAAATCCTTTAATTCCTCAATGGCTTCTGCAAATATCGGCAATCCAAGCGGTGTACTGATATCCACATTGTTTGCCTGTGGTGTCCGCAGTACTCCGTACAGAGGTCCGTCCAGCTTCTCACCGTTCGCCTTAAGGATTGGCGGCGTATCTGCCATGAGGTCAGCCCACTTGGTCTGTTTGAGGTCAATCTTATCGCCGATGCTCTGAGGAGACTTCGACACATAGGCCCTGTTGGAAACGTAATACGGATAGCTTGTCACGCCATCTATTGTGGTCTCAACAAACCTGTGATATTCAAGCCGTGTATAATATTTTCTTCCGACAGTATAAGAATCTTTAAATATAATTCCTTTGATTTCCTGATTATCGTAATCCACAATCATCACATCTGCCGGAGTAAATACGTCAAGGCTCTCGCCGTTTGGCTTAATGAACACTGTTCCATAAGCACAGCCGTATTCCACCCAGTGACGAATCTGGAAGTATACTTTGTCAATCTGTTCCTGTAGCCATGTTGCCCTTGCGGAACCGTCAATCTGAATGCCAATCGCCAATGTTGCAAGTCTGGCAGTCTCAGAACACACAGATTTAGCAAAATTAATCGTCTTGATGTTATTCTTGTCATCTATCCATTCCGGTACTCCCCTGTAAATGTTCGCGCACCGGTTAATCAGTGATTCCATTTCCGGGAACTCTGCTGCCCGGATATTAAAGTCCTCTTCGGCTTGTTTTTTGAAAATCATGTTAAACCACCTTTTTAGTGTTGTTATAAGTCCCATTTAGTCACCATTTTTCTTTTAGCTGATTTATTGGTGTTCCGGCAACTCCGGCACTCTCTCCGCTATCTGTTGCTTTGAAAAATGCATTCGGAATCTGTGGATACATAAATTCAAACATGAGATAATTTGCTGCATCACAAAGATATTCTGTATTTCCAGTTTCTTTATATTTTTTAATGCACATATCGTGTGATTCAAGCGCGTCTACTAATTTCATTCCGAAGTTGTCTGCTGCTGTACCATATTTGTAAAAGCTGACTTCTACTCGATTCTGGCGTAATTTGTCAAATCTGTCCGAATACTCTTTCGGTAGTTCTATTCCTATTTTACTCATTATGCACTATGTCCTCTTCTCATCGACAATGGACTGGTTGCGTATCTGAGAGAATCTATCCAGTGATCGTTACCATCTGGATAATCTGCGATAACTTCTCCATTGCTATCTACTTCATGTTCATAATTGATAATTTCCTTGTATGCTCTAGGCGTTCGTGCCGGATCAATGACTAATGTTCGGCACTGTAGCCATTCAAACGTATATTTACGGCTACCTGGAGTGACTATTGCCCTACGTGCTGGAAGCCCTGCATCTCGGAAATCAATAATACTTTCTTCTTCATCAACTCCGCAAGATATTGAATAATCATCATATCCTTTTTTCTTTATCTGGTTAGCCATTTCCTTGTTTCTTATCTTGGAGCCTCCAAGCTCGTCTAATAAAAAAACTTTTTCCTGATTAGGAACATAAGCCACACGGATAAATGCTTTCGGATCTGGATACCATCCCCAGTCCTGACCCTGATAGATACTTTGATACTTCTGGATTTCTTGATCCGAAATTGTCCTGATTTCCAACAGTTCAAAAATGTTTGTGCCAAGTCCAACAGGAAGACCAAGATATTCATGGTCATAAGCTCTCTGATTTGTCTTTCTCAAATGCTCCGCATCATCAAGGAATTGTTGACCAAGCCATTCAACAGGAACTGATCTGTAATCGCTCTTATGCCTGTAGCTGTCGTCTCGCGGTTCTTCTACATACACATTCGCCCAGTTGCTCCGGCTAATTGGCGGATTGAATGTCTTAAATACAACAAACTTACTACCACCTCGAAGGACTGACTGCTGCACTGTACGAATTTCTTCAATGCCCGAAAATTCGTCAAGTTCCTCGAACCAGAGATACTTGAAGTATCCCTTGCTTGCTTTAATAGATTTAGTCTTTTTCGCCTTGTCCAGTCCTCTGAATATGATTTTCTGTCCAGTAGGCTTGTAGGTATACTGCATAGGGCTTAAACTGCTATCCCACAGATCGTTTACTCCCAGTGCATCAATTCCCCATGCTATCTGTTCATACACAGATTCTCGGAGTGTATTTCCGACTTTACGGAAAATAACAGCATTCGAGAACACATCATTCTCTGCGTCCTGCATCATCAGGAAAGGAACCATTACACCCACAAAAGACGACTTCGTGGATCCACGCCCGCCGTACAGATCGTAATATGTATGTTTCTCATCCAGAATATCCCAAAAGACTTCATAGAAAGCAGGAGCTATTATATCTTTCAGACTAATGGAATTATTATCCATCCTGTTTCTCCGGTCTTGGAATATTGTTTATGATTGTGATTCCACGAGAATCATTTTTATTTGTTTCTGCTTTTTCGAATCGCTTCATAAGTTCCCGCCCTGCTGCTATCCTTGTTTCAAGCGAAGCATCAAGGCCGAACTGATCCTTTACTTCGCCCCTTAAAACAGATGAATAGAATCGCTGAATCTCTGCAATATCTGCTATGCGTTCATCGTCAATTTGTTTTTGCCGCTCCTGTATATATGAGGATATAGACGGTTTTGACAGGTTTTCAGTTCCCATTTGTCTTGCTGATTGCTCGCTGTATCCGGCTCTCTTAGCCGCTTCTGTGGCATTTCCGCATTTTAAAAATTCATCTGCAAACGCTTTCTGTTTAGGCGTCAAGTCCATCTAATCACCTCTATCTATTTCCATTCTTGGCACGCCTCCCATATTTCTTTTAAGCACATGACTACATCATACTGGGATGCTGTACGTAATATTTCATAATCGCAATCCTTCCATTTGCCCCTTTTTGTGAGGTGAAGTGTAGGTGTTGATATGATCGTTACTGTTATCAACCGTTCCTGCTCATGACTGTAGAATTGCGATGTTCCGATTTTTATGACTAATCCGGTGGATAATATAGCTTTTTGAAGTTTTCTTGTAACTGTTTTTAAGTTCGCCATATTATCACCTCATTTCTGGCTATAAAACCCCATAGTAACACTCCTGAGTATATTCTATCACAGGTCAGCAGAAAAGTTGTGGTACATGTTTGAGGAATTTTGCACTAAAAAGAGCCGGTAAATACCGACTCTCTAATTTTATTCATTGTTACGCAATTTTCTGATCGTCTCGCCCTGATCTCCCGGGCACCCCATGAAACACTCCGGGCAATGTTCGTAAAATGTGCATCTGATGCAGTCATGTGGACTGATCGAGCTGCAATATTGATGTAGTACTGTGAATGCTGATATAGCGAGTTGCGGGGTTATGTCTGGTATAAGGTTGTTATCCATTCTTCATTTCCTCCAACTTATTTACAGCTTCTTCACGGGTGAGGAATACGATTTTACCAATTCCACTCATTGGAAAAGATCCTATTATTGAACCGGTATGGTTTTCGCAATAAAATATAATTTCATCTCCTATTTCTTCACCTGCTTCTATATAACCGTCACAATATCCATATGAAAATGCTTTTATTTCATATGATTCCGTGTATCCCAAAATGTTATACCATAGCATATCTCCCACCTTACACGGTAATCTCACAAGCAAGCCCTGTTCTTCTAACTGCTCATATTCTGCCAGCTTTTTACAAGCATCAAGCATAAGGCTACATTTATCATCAAGACATTCTCCCATTCCACAACATGGCTCTTCAAAACATTTAGGATAATACGCATTACCTATTTCGGATATTTTTGTTAATCTCTCCATCTACTTCACCTCTTGAAATCTTTTCATAAATAGAATTTTCCACGATTCGTCTACTTCCACAAAATTTTCTTTTTCATATTCCTTGATCATGTTTTCAAGTTTTAAAATTTCATCTTTAAAAAAATCGTTATGTCGTTCTAAAAACTTGTCTTTTTTAAATTTTCTGCAATACTGCTCATGCGACCTTTCCTTGGTTTTCATGGTATATTCACATATTCCTGTAGTAGATGCTAACTTCAAAACTTCTTTCGCATATTCGTAATTGTCTTTATCTACCCCTCTTGGCAAAGCCCATCCCATAAAAGAATCGCATTCACAACACTTTACTTTCTTGCTCATCTACTCTACCTCTCATACAATCTCATCAATACACTGGTTTCGACCATCGACCATCCCGCACTGATAATCCGTCATATTATTCTCGGCAGTGCTCTTCTCCGGCAGTGGCTTCAATGGACACCAATTAGGGATTACATCATTGTTTGGAACTCTCCTACCATCCATTGCTCTGCACCAAAATCCGCTTATAAATTTACATTTTCCGCAGTCCTCTGGCGTGTCCATCACTAATACTGATTTACTCATCTCATTCCTCCTGTAACAATTCTGAATTGTCGAAAATGTTTCCAACTGGCACAGTGTCTATCATGTTAATCCAATACCCTAAATCTTTTCTAATGCATTCGCCATCCGACCAATCTACATAGAATCCGACATGTTCTGCTTTCTGAGAATCAAAACAATTTTTATAGCATCCATATTTGATTGGAGCATAGATTTCTTCGAAACGATATTTGATAATATCATTTTCCCAAATCTTATTTCCGTTCTTGTCGTACAGTCCCGTGAACTGGCAGAGGGTTTCTATATCAATTATATTGGTATATACTGTAAACCGATCTGAATCCTTCCGATAAAAAATAATGTCCTTTCCCCCTATGTGATATTGATCTCTTAGGTAATATCCCTCAACCCATTCGCCATTATCAACCCTCTTTGCTTTGAAAAGAATCTCTCTCATTCAACTCCACCCTCCTTCACGATTTTGATTGCAAATTCAAGCCCATCAGCTTTACCTTTGAAATACTCTGATATATATTTTCTCTTTGATTCAGTAGCTCTTGTCTTTTTCGTTTCTAACCGCTCAATAACCTTGTCCACATCAAAAACCGTAAACTGCCTGTTGACACAATCAATAAACTCTTTTTGGTCGGAACTAATACTATTTCCAATTTCCCAGATTTTAATATATTCAATTAAATCGTCTGCATCAATTAATCTACCCATTTAATTCCTCCACTTTTCACGATTTCAACTGCTTCATTCAGGCATTCGGCTGTATACCAATCGTCACCTGATTCTGAACATTTATCTTCGATTAATATTTCCAACTGTTGAACAACTTCATCCACATCAAAAGCTGTCGGCTGCTCGTCAATCTTTTCAAGAATTTCTAAATCATCAGAATACGCACAATGTATCACATGTTTCAATTTGTCCGCATCTATTAACCTGCTCATTTAATCACAACCCTCTTTCTCATCAAAATCCAAATCAACTCTGATCACATCCGTTTCTATTGCCGAAAGGCAGCTTATTTCTAAATCATAAAATGGTTTCAGCAGCTTTGAACCGGCATTGAATGTATCGTAATCACCCCATCTTCTTCCTGGGTGACATATCTGGATTTTTATATCACTTTCAGGATCGCCACCAATTGCTGCTATTAAATCAATTAACTTCATCTTTTATCCTCCCGTTCATACATGTTTGCGTTTTTGCTTTTCCATTCAGCAAACGTCTCTATTTTCGCACCTAATGGTCGTTTAGAAATTACATAACGTATCCAATATTCTTTCCAGATTTCTTCCGGCCCAAGAGCATTAAATCTTATACAATCAAGCTTCGCACTATTTTCCGTACAATATTCCAACGGTGACAGCAGAGGTAATTGATAACCCACTTCGTAAATTGCAAATCCGTATCTTCCAGGAGCGACATAGTATCGAAGCAATCCATTTTTTAAAAGATATTCCTTCGGATAAATAGACTTGATTTCACTCATCTCCTTCCCACACTCCCAACAGCCTCATTCTCTCATACAGTACAGCGACGGTCTTGCGCCGGTATCCATAAAAGTCCTTCGGGTTCATCGGGATATATCTTTCTCTGCTGATTTTCCTGTAACTTTTCCGGTGTAATATATTCTCAATAACCATATCCGCTATCACTGTGTTTTTCGGGCAAGCTGACAAGGCAGCACTGGCAAGCAGGCTTCCGTACTCTGCCGGAAAGTCTTTCAGCATCGTATTCAGTTTTTCTATGTCCTCTGCCGGAATACCGTAGTCTTTCAGCTTTTTATTCCTTGTCAGCATACCGTGCTCCTTTCTATTCGTCTGGATGATGCTTGTTGTACATGATCGCCACGCATACAAGACCAGTCGCTCCGAATATGGTTCCAAGGGTGAATCCTAATAAGAATGTGATCATACTTCATCCTCCTTGACATAATCTTCGCAATCTTCTGCGTATTCGTAGCTATCCATCATGTCGCACCGGTTATCGCAACCGCCTTGCTTCTTGCAGCAGATGCAGCACTCTGTTTCACCGTCCGGACATTCTATTTTACAATATCCCATTTAATCCTCCTTATATGGTTCTGGAAGCGGCATCCACGCTGTGACTTTCCAATACGACCTAGCACCAGTTAATTCCCAGCGCTTCAATTTGTTTTGGAATTTTGCGTAGGTTGAACGATATATTCTTCCGTCCATGCAAGTCACTTGATACGTACCGCTTGCTTCCGGCAATCTCTCGCTGACTGGAATCCAGCCATTTTCTTTCTCGTCCTGTTCCAGATCCTCTTGAAGCTGTTCTATCATTTCTAAAAAATCTCTAGCAGTAACCAATTTGTATCTATTTACAATATCTTGCATCCAATCATGATAACTGGACAATCTGTCTTTGATATGGCTCATACAACCACCTCACTGTCCTCTGGCATCTGGTAATCAATATGTCCATTTACATAGGCTTCCTGAATCATATCCAGTACTTTCATGGCTTTTTCTTTTGAGGAGTATTTACCAAGTCTATATCTGTTTTCGTCCTCTAGGCTTGAAATAACAAAATCCTCGTCATCTTCCGCAATATAAGATATAGTCAAATTGCTAAAGTTTAATAAAAATGTTTTATTCTGACTTCTGATTAACATTTTGTGTCCTCCTTAATCCTGATAATTCATTACAATTGTAATTACCTGCACCAGAACTTTCTGGATCTGGTCGTAAATGTGATGATCGTCAGTTCCGAAATGAGAGTTCAGCCTTGCATCTTCTTTGCCTTTCCTGTAGCAATCTTCCATAAATTCAAAACTGTATATATCATCTTCCTTAATAATTTCACCATTATTTCTCCATTCGGCAATCATCGCTTCTTCAACCAGTGAATTTACAACCTTATCTGAATCCTCATTACCGTTCAGGCATTCTACGCAACGGTCAATGAATCCTAACTTGTCAGCGTACATATACGCTTTTGCTGTTCCAGATGTATACTCTTTGAATGTTTCTTCAACCTGTTCTTTGAAATCCTCTGGTAAATTAAAAATATCCACTTCCAGTCCTCCTGGAAGATTTATTGTGTGTTTTCTCATTCCACACCCTCCTTGTCGCTTACTCTTCGATTCCACTGTTCTCTTACAGCTATCAAATTTCTTCCAGAAGGATAACCTTCCGCTGGTACAGCGCAATCTGGATTACCGCACTTAACCATGTACATAATGCCGCCGCTAGCCCAACATTCGGTTGTTGCTTTTCCTCCACAAAGCGGACAATGTTTTAGTTCATCCATTTTCCCATCCTTACTTTCTCATATAATTCAAAATATTCTTCCAATGTTTCTGGCAGTTTGATACAATCTGGTTCATAAGGTTTTGGATATTCAGTATATCCGCACTTCGGGCATTTGATTTCCGGCGGATAGTATTCAACCCATTCCATGTTTCCACCACATTTTCTGCAACGAATGTATCTCTCTACTTTCTTTGGCTTAATTTTGAAAAATGAAGCGTAATTATTATTTTTCATTTCCGTCCTCACTTTTCATAACTTTTCAAAATTTCTGCGATTGCATTAATATGTTCTGACAGTGTATCTAAATCTTCGTCTTTAATTACTCTCAGTCCACGTCTCAACTCAAAATTTTCAATGGCATATACACCATCCTTGATTTCCTTAAATTTCTTTGCCATTTCGCTTTCTTTTATAGCTTCGGAATCGTATTTGTAAAACACTTCATATTTATCGTGCTCTCCAAACTTGTCGGTTTCGATTTTGGTTCGTTTAGGAGTTATGCGAATGATCTTTGCTGGATACACCATGACGTGTCTAAAACTTGTTCCCCATCCGCACCGTACTTCTCTTGCAACTCCAACCACATCTCCAACTTTTAAATCATCTTTTATTTATCGGGTTTAATTTTCCCATTGCTATCCTCACTTTCCCCATGTAAGCAACTGACACGCTATTGTGCAGTTAGCACATGGTTTTATACTCCCATCTTCTTAACCAGATTCTTATTCATCTCGTCAAATCTTACATCTGTGTTCTCTTCAATGTCTTGTATCATGCTCAGAACGCTCATTTCGCCCCTGTTTGCCATTTTAACGTACTCGTTGGCAGTCTGCATGACTGTGAGCAAGCGTTTTGTAGAAAAGCCATATAAGCGTCTCAGAGCCATCATGGTCGTAACAACATTAATCGTATCAGCCCAATCTTCTCCATCATTGAATCCATTCTCATAAGCTTCTCTCTCCATGCTTTTGATCTGGCTATGGCAGTTAATCATTGCCCGTCCGAATACCTGAGCTGCCTGATTGGACTGAGCTAGAGGGAGTCTCTGCTTTCGTGGCTTTGCTTTAAGTTTACTGCTCACGCTTCACACACCTCCTAATTTGCCCTGTAACGGCTTCGAACTGCTTAAGCAATGAATTGTCGTCATTTCGGTTTAAAGTCCTGTCATAAGCCGGAGAGACGTCCCACAAGCCATTTACGAGGACGCCGTGCGCCACGCTGTTGAGCAGCGCGCTCCGATGTGCTCCCGTGATGCTTATGATCTCATCAAGAGTAAACTCTCCAATGTACTCAGCACCTTTGAACAGCTCATACAGTTTCATGCTTCTTCCTCCTTGTCACGAACTCATATCCTGTCAGCCGGAATGCTCTCGGTGTCTTCGGGTGATCCGTTTCAATCAGTCCATCTGTCCGCAGCATATCCATGTGGCGAAGTACCGTGGCATTTGACACGCCAACCCCGTCAGCAATCTCTTTGTAAGACGGTGCGTACCGATGTTCTTTGATATACCGGCAGATGTACAGATATATGTCTTTGTGGATCTGCTGACCTTCTTTATATTTCTGTTTGTACATTCTTCTCACGCTCCTCTTTCATCTTCTGCGATCTTTTAAACATTTTTTCGAGATAGTCCGCATAAGCCAATAGCATATGGTCCACAAATCCGTTTTTTCGATATTTTTCTGACATAATATGAATCTGCTCTGTCACCTGCTGCCAGTATTCATCGCTTTCTTCTATTCCGGCAGTCTGGAGGACCAGTGCCGGAAAGTCAATCTGTAAAAACTTTATGGTGTTCGGTATCTGCTCGTGCGTAACTCTCATATTTATACACCTTCTTCTACCTCAAAACTCTGTTCAAGAAGCCGCTCGTTATCCTTGCTAAACGCCTTGATATAGCTTTGCTTTATTGGTCTGATAAAATGTATGCCGTCTGCTGATTTCGCACGTGAAACAGCCACATAAAACTGTCCAGGATCCCAGCAGCAAGGATCAATGTTGATTTTCTCAAATGTCTGTCCCTGTGATTTATGAATACTGATCGCCCATGCAAGTTTTACGGGAAACTGAGAGAATGATCCAACTTTCTTACGGACAATCTTTTCTTTTACGATTTTCTGACCGTCTTTTTCCTGTTCAGATTCCTCAATAACCTGTTTTTCAATGTCTTTACTATATCTGTACAAGTTAACTGTTTTACCCTTATCAGTCTTGATAACCAGATAAGATTCTTCAAATTCTCTGTTGTCCACAATTTTCTGGATAATGCCGATTGTTCCATTTACGTAATTTCCAGACAGATCATTGACTGTAATCATCACTTTTGCGCCAACATTAAGTATTAAATCCTCTCTGGCAAATGCAATGTTCTTAATATCGGCAGATGTCAAATCTCCGTCAACTGCTGCATGGAACACATTTTTCCGTCTTTTTATTTAACTTGCTAAGAAAGGTATTGTTAATCCGATCAGCTTCAGCATTTGTTCCAACCAGAAACGGCGCTTCCGGTATTACTTTGTTTGATTCGTTATTCTCCAAGTATGCGATTGATTTACGGATATTGTTGCCATATTTAATATCATTCAACACATACTTGAATCCCTCATCATTCTGCCTGCATACCTCATCAAGTTTGATATATTCAAATCCCATTTCTTTCCAGTATTCAGACATGAAAGCATATCCGTGTTCGTACTTTCCGCCCTTTCCATAATCAGATCCATACATCCGGCAGAGAATTTTACGGTCATCTGTTGTGATAACTGGGGGAAGCTGATAAAAATCTCCAATTACGATCAGTTGAACGTCTTCTTTATCCTCTCCGTTTAAAAGTCTCTCAACGGATCTTTCCTCATTTTCTGTGATGATCGTCTTCGCAATCATATTAAATAAATCGAACCGACACATGCTGATTTCATCAATGATAAGAACATCTGCTTCTTTTAAAAGTTCAGCTCTGGATTTCACTTTTTTCTTGTAGTCCTCAAATTTGATTGAGATATTCAATGCACGATGTACGGTAGTCGCCCCATATCCGATATTATCCGCTGCAATTCCAGTAGTGGCGGATACCAGAACATTTTTACCAGCTTTTTCCGCCTCATCGATGAACGTTTGGATAACCGTCGTTTTACCTGTTCCTGCATCTCCTGTCAGAAAAACGTTACTGCCAGACAGCATCGTGTCTAACGCATATCTTTGCTTTTTATTGAGATCATCTTTTTTCATTTTGTAACCACTCCTTGTAAAAATTATGTCAACTAAATATTTTTGTAATATTCAATTAATTTTGCTATAATAAATCTAATTATATATACTTTTTAATTTTGTAACCAACGTGTAACCGACTTTTTCGACCTATTGGTTACGCCAAAAACCCTTATTTTATGCAGGTTTCAGAGGTATGTAACCGTGTAACCAATGTAACCAAGGTTTTCATATAGGAGAACCACTAGAGTATATGTTTTTTATACACTCTCAAACTTTCTCCTATAGGACGTTTTTTTTCGTGTTACAACGGTTACATGGTTACAAAATTATGAAAACGGAACATTTGTTTCGGCATTAGTTGGCAGAAAACCAGTTTCAATAACCTCATTTTCCTGCTCATTTTCGAGACTTTTTATATCAACAATCTTTACTGCAATAAGCCTCATTACACTTCCACCGTCCCTTTTTAGTACTGTATCTCTCTTTCCTGTATGCTTAATTAGTTCTCGATTAATCGCCCAAGCTGAAAAGGCTTTTCTGGAGAATCCATTGTTTTTCAAAAGGTTTTCAAGAGGTTTCGGATAAAAATATACATATACATCTCCATACTCATCTGGCGTTTCCTTGAATCCCCATTGATCGCAACTGAATTGAGCATCAAAGTGCTGCCCGTATACGGAAAGACTTTCAAGAATGAATTCATAACACCTCTGTCCTTCAGATACGTCTTTTTTACGTGTAGGTATGTCCACAACGTCCTCGACCGTCAGCTCACGTCCATCCTTGAATATGAAATCTGTAGCTAATTTGTCAGCCAGCAGAAGTGTAGATATAGCCATGACCTGTTTTGCCGGAAAGTCATATCCGTCAAAGCCTTTCTCAATTTCGGCTTTCATTTCTTTCAGATCGTCCGATGTGAACTGCTTGAGATTCCCGACAAACACTCTTCCAGCAAAACCATAGTTCTTCACGACAATGCCGTTAATCTCTGCCGGATTCTCATAAATATCCTCGCAACACTCAATCTCAATAATTCTGTTGATAGCTCCGCCGGAGTCTGCAAATTCCGAAATAGGGTTCTCACCGTTGCAAATAGTCACATTACTCCATGTATTTTCCTTAGCTGCTCCGAGGTCCTTATTTGACCTTCCTTTCCCTTTGCCGGAACAGAGATTATAGATCAATGTTTCGTAGTTGTCCCGAATATACTGAGAAGCGTTCTTCGAGTCATCGAGGATCATTGGAAAATTATTAAGCATATCTGCTCTAGTCTCTAATGATGTATCTGTTGATCGAAAGTTTCCAACGTAAGCTCCCGGCGCAGGATTTCCCCAAACTGATGCCGCTATATTGATCGTTACTGTCTTTCCACCACCTGTCTGTCCGTAGAAATCTACGATGAACGGTAATACATCAAGCGGCTGTACAAGCACACTTGCAAAAGATGCCGCCAGTGCTATTCGTGGCTCTAATCGTCCGCACGACCGCAGCTGTTTAGCTAGAGTTACCCATTTGAAGTAATCTCCATTTTCCTGTATGCTTTGGAATAGTGTTTTAAAGCGGTATTCGCCATCAAAAACAATTGAAAGGTCGTAAGGCACAAATACATTGCCATGCCACCCTAACTTGCTTGTAGAGTGCTGTATGTCGATCATATCGGCATTGTACATTTCAACATCCGCCAGATACTTTACGAGAAGCCTTGCATTCTCTGAGTTGACCTGCACCCCGAACCTTGCAAGATTAGTTATTGCTCTGGAAGTCACAATGTCAATTTTTGGAACAGTTATTTCTGTCCAGTAGCCATCTCTCTTAAATGCTACAGTGATCTGTTCTTCTCCTGTCTCGATGTTTTTTAGCCGACGTATCGGCATGATCGGGTGGTGACATACAAGTTCTCTTGCCTTAGATGTTTCAGAGGAAAATATTCCGTTCTCTGTAGCTATCCAGCTGCCACAAGCCATGTTAGGATATTCCTTATCAACAGAATCAGGATAGAAATTTGTGATGTTTTCAACCAACTGCATAGAACGATTTGCTTTTTCTTCTTTTTCCTTTTCCTGCTCTGCTTTCTGAAATTCCTTTATGAACTCTTCTGCTATATGTTTCGCTTTCACACTTTTTGCCCGGTCCATCAGTTTAAATTTGATTTCGGAACGATCGATTTTACTTTTTATCGCAAAAAGTTCTTCATACAGTTGCTTTTCCATAAAGTCTTGTGCTTGTAAATTTCCAATATTTTCAAGAATTTTCCTCACCTCCTGACTTAACAGACAGCAATTCATGTCTGCTTTTTTCTTTCTCGAGATTGAATTGGCACATATACCACTCTTCTGAATCAGGAGGGAACGTTTTTAGTGCTGTTTCGTACATAAGTATGTTCTTTTCTACCTGCTCAAGCTCGTTTGGGACCTGATCAGGATTGCATTTTTTTGATTTAATATCTCGCATTTCATGTCTGATCTGGTTACGACTTTTACCTTTTTTTGAAATATAAGTACCGCCCAGCTCGATAAATGCAGTACTAAAAGGGACGGATTCGTATTGCATCACGAAATCAAACACATCGCCACCGGTTCCGCAGCCGAAGCAGTAAAAGGAATCATCGTAGATTTTGCAGGATGCTGATTTTTCCTTGTGAAAAGGACAACATATAAATCCTGCTCTATTCGGCTTTAGTCCGTACCTGGAAAGGATCTCCGACATTTTCACTGACTGTTTAATTTCTTCTTTCGTCATGTCAGCAACTTCACGATTCTCTTACCAGTTTCTTCTTTTGTACAGAATTCAAATCGAACTCCGTATCTATCCCTGATTGTGCAGAGAGATTTATATAACTGGCAGCCATCAACAGCCTTGTCAGAAATTACAGTCTTTACCTTTTTGCCGTTTACCGTCCTCCAGATAACTTTATGTTTTCGGGGATTCTCCCAGAAATATACATCGCCAACTGATTTAATATCTGGTCCATGCTCACATAGGATAATTAACTGTATGCCTGCTTCACGTGCCCTAATCAGCTCCGCTTTGAACCTTTCGTGCTGCTGGCAGACATTTCCACATAACTCCTGTAAATCCTTTTTACGATCAATACAGAGCTTTGCATTGTCTAATGATTGATAATCACCACAATACAATTTCGAGCGAAAATACTGCACTCCAATGTTATCAAACTGACTCTGAATCCGTTTCCATTCTGATTTATGTTCCCTTGTGTCCACTTGTATAACCATTAAAAACACATCCTTTTAATTGAACGGAAGTTCTTCCTGTACGCTGTCTGGAATACTCATAAAGTCCGTACCTACCGGATTCGCTCCCATGATAGCTTCTTCTTTCAGATGATCGTCATAGGCTCTCGTGGCGCGCTCTTCTGGGATATCTACATCCTTAATTCCTTCAATACTGCGGAACCATGCAAGCTTGTGACGTTTCACTTCTTTATTGTCGTACCAGTCTCTCTCCAGACGGAAGATGCCGCCGATCAGTTTTCCCTTAAACTGCTGCCCGAAATTATCGCCCCACTTAACGGCAAATCCCGGATTTGACTTTTCTACGCATGTGATAAATGTTTTAAGGTTACGGACGCCATAATCTACACTCTCGTCAATGACCATATAGTTAGTGCCGGCGTTCGGATATTTCTTGTCTGGACGAATGTCATTTTCAAACTGCTTCATAAAATAACCCGCCTGTTCGTCTCCTTCTGCGAAATCAAACAAGATAACAAGCATATCAAGTCCACCCTGGGATTTTTTCTCTGATACCTGCTTAATTACCATCTTATGACCACCAAGCTTAATTGGTTCAAATTCTCCTGCTGCCTGTGTAGTATCGTAATTATTTGGTTTCTGCATTGCCTGTTCCTCCTAATTCATAATAATCTCTGATAACCTTGTCAACTTCTGCAAGGTCGTTATCAATAGTCAACGTGTCAAACATCCCGATCGGGGACTTGCTTACTGCTCCCTGACTGGACTGGGTGACAAATAAGTGTTTCCCGCTCTCTTCGATGCAGCGAAGAACGATGGTAAACATGCCCTCGATGCAAACTTTTTCGTCCAGAAGCTTACCAATTGTCTTAGGTTTTACTTCCCCGGAATCGTCTTTTTCTTCATGCATCATGAGGTAAACAATTTTATTCTGCGGTACTTTTGTTACAATGAACTGGATAAGATTCCAGAAATAGTCTCCGATATCATTGTACAGAGCGAACACTGCATTGCCTTTTCCAGCAGAAGCGTGTCCCTTCATGAAATGATTCGTAATAAGATAACCTGCATCATCAATTACGATTGACTCCGCTTTTGATGCGATCAGGCACTTCATTACCTGCTGGTAATCATCTGTAAACCATCCGTCAATCTTGCCTTTAAACGGAAGTGGCTTATTTAATACTCTAATAAGGTTCCAGTGTTCATTCTGACAGTTTCTCAAACTGGTGCTCTTGCCAGAACCAGATTTTCCAATAATTAATACTGGTGTTGCCATTGCTATTCCTCCTTGTATGATTTCTGAGCCGTTAAAAGCCCATTTAGAGCCTGTACGTAGCTCGCTAATGTCCTCGCCTTGTACGAACTCTCGATGTAGTTATCAGCTACAAGGGAAAGCTGCTCGTCTATCAGAGCAAGGATTTCATCAATTCTCTCCTGCATCTTTTCTCACCTCGCTAAAGAAACAGTAAACATTGTCAGATCCATCTCCTCTCGCCGGATTCTGCTCGCCGCTTGGAAAGATTCCACCAGCGCAATGATACTCAAGATGATTCAGATACATGTCCGGATTTTCCCAGTCAAGAATGTACTGCTTCCGTCTGCTCAGCTCCTCCAGAAGTTCGTTCACTGTCGCTGTCAGCTCCATTGTCGGCAGGAGCTTCAGCTCTGTCTGATTCAGCATTTAACGGGCACCCCCCATCTATCAGAAGTTCCAGCAAGAAAGCTTTGATTTTATTGAGACTTTCACGACTTTCTTTTTCGTAAAACGGATCAAAAGATACACTCTGATACAAATCCCATTTAAATTTTCCTTCGGGAAGACTAACATCTTCCTTTCTTCTAAGTCCACATACGCTCATGCCATAAATTGAATAATTGAACGAGGCATTTGCTGTCGGAACTTCATTCACGACTCTTTTACAGAGTTTATAAATCTCATCGATTTCTTTCTCAAACATTCCCATTCTCCTTTCTCTCTGGCGTATCAATATCCCAGAGAATTCCATATACGATCATCGTGGTCATTGCCGCCGCAAAAAGCTGTCTGCCCGGTCCGCCCCACTGCCAGAAGGGTAGGAATGTGGAAAAGCTCCCGATCAGTGCGGCACAAATGATGTTTTTCAGATTATTCACTGATACCCCCTATGATCCACGCAAGGTTGCTCGCCACCAGTGCAGCGGCCGTTACAGCCCATGCGGTGAACCACTTTCTTGATTTCTTCTTGCTCTCCTCAACGATTTCGGTCGCAAGCGCTACTTCGATGTCAGTCCATGTTGGCTGATTTTCGTTTCTAATTTCACTCATATCTAGCTAATTTCTCCTTATTTATTCTTTTTTGTCTTTACAATTAGCAGATAGAGAACTATAATGTATCTATCCACTAAGGTGCTTTAGTGGGTGCAAAGCTCCGGGGTGGAGGTGTCGACTCCCTCCGGGGCACTCACTTATTGAGAGCAGCCTTGCCTTTCCAGACATGACCAGTCACTTCATAGACTTTCCTAGGGCTTATGATGTACGTGATTCGTCCACCGGAAAGGCTTTTTGCTGGCTTGTTATTCTGCACAGCTACGCCGATCGGCAACCATCCGTACACAATTCCTGCTCTAATTGATGTTACAGGAAGTCCGATCAGCTGACTCGCATCAGATACGCTCATACTCTCTGATGAGAACTCTGGCATCTGCGGGATACCAGATATGATTCTCGCAACCTCTGCGGCGAACTGATGAACTTCTGCATTTTCTTTGATGTAAGTATCAACTTCACTCATTTCATTCTCCTTTCTTACTTTCTTTCTGGTCAGAATCATCTGGTTTATTCTCGGAAAAACTTTCCGTCTTACCGAGAATATATCCTTTGTCAAACTCTGACATATTAGGAATCGCTTCTTTCAGCTTTTCAATGATTCTTTTTTCTTTCTCTGACAATGCACTCACTCCTTTCTTGTGATATACTCCCAGTAGAGGGAGGTGATTAAAATGGATTTCAAAATGCCAATGATGGCAACCAATCCGCCATTGCCGTATAGCGTATATAAGCAGATGGCAGATGAGGAAAAATACGAAACATTAAAAGATATTGCTAACAGTGCAAAACAAATAGCTGATTCTGCTGTTGCTGATTCGATTAAAGCTAAGAAGAAAGCTAATGTTGCAGCAATTATTTCTGTAATATCTGTTATTGTTTCGATACTTACCAACCTAGACAAGATAATATCCAACGTAAATTTCTTAATAAATCTCGTCCACTAAAACAAAGATTTATTAAAATGGAAAGTATGCTGAGTACGATTGCTACTATCGACCAGTCTACTTTTTTCAACCTGTTCACCTCCTTGCTTTGTGAGTTTATAATATCACGATGTGAGTTATATGTCAACACTAAATATTGACTTTGTGAGTTTTTTATGATATATTATCATTGGAGGTGAGGAAAAGTGAAAGACAGAATCAAACAAGTGCGCAAATCCCAGAATCTCACTCAGACAGCATTTGGAGACATAATTGGAGTAAAGGGAAATACCATTACTAATTATGAAACTGGTTTAAGAAATCCAACAGATGCTGTTATCAAATCTATATGCAGAGAGTTTGGAGTGAGTGAAGAATGGCTCAGAACAGGAAAAGGAAATATGTTTGTACCCGGAATTAAAGACAAACAAATTTCTGCCATGCTTGCAGACGTAATGAAATCTGGAGAAGATTCTTTCCGACACCGTCTCGTGTCTGCATTAGCCAGATTGGATGATGAGGGATGGGACAATTTAGAAAAACTTATTGACATGATTTCTAATAAGTGAAAAGAAAGACAAGGGCAATGCGCAAACCCTTGTCTTTTTTAATGTTATCCGATTAGCCTTTTCACAAATATATAAATCACTTCTATCCAATGATTATTCGTGCATTTTTCAACCATCTCAATAATCTCTTTCTTATAATCCAT